TCCATCTCTACCTGTTAAGGATTCGTGTGATTGTCTAACCCACTCCATAACTTGCTGTGCACCTGATGGTACAATTGGGTCATAAAGAGTGATGTTAACATCATCCCAAGTGGATTTACCCTTAATCTTTCTTTTTACGTTGATATGGTCTAATTCAACTACTTCCGATGTGAAAGTTGGTCTACTAGCCGTTTTTATCATATACGATTCTATACCGTCGATTTCCATTATAAATCTGTTACCTAACTTTGGTTCAAAGTTGGTATAGAACATTTTATCAAACTCTAATACTTCTGGCATCTTATTTTAATTTAATTGTTTTCTTTATATAAATATTTACTTTTGAAATTATCCGTTAAAAGTTGCACCAGTTGGTAAGATGTTGAAATCAATTTGAATGAATTCAGCTGTCTTAGTTGGTTGTAAGTAAATAGCGCCTTTCATAATGTTTCTATCAACTACATCTGGTGTGTTGTTAGTTTCATCCATTACTACTCTGAAAGCGTATAAACCTTGTCTTTGTTGGATTGATTCTAAATAAGGATTAACGATATTTAAGAATCTATTTCTAGTCGTTGATGTATTTTGCTCAAACACTAAATACTTAGAAGTTGAAGCGATATACTTTCTAACAGTCAATAATAATCTTCTTACATTGATTCTATCTAATGCTGAAGGTTTATCTTGTAATGTTTTTTGGCCCCATACTACGATACCTTGTCCTGGGAACTGGCAGATTGGGTTTACTTTTGCTTCGTATAATGTATCTCTTTCAGATTGAGTTAATCTATCTAATACATCTACTGCTCCGATTAAACCACCTCTATTCAATCCAGCTGGTGCGAACCATTCTGCTGCTACTCTATCGTTTGCTGCGAATACTGCTGGCAACAATACTGAAGGTGGAACAGTTACTAACTTATTAGTGTTAATATCAATTGTTTTAACCCAAGGATAGTAAGTTGCTGCGTAGTTAGTATCTAACTCACCTGCTTTTGTGTTTGTTGAAGATATTCCAACACCTGCTATTGCCATTTCAGTAATGAAGAACGCATCTGCTCTTTGTTCAACCATATCAACAACTGCTGTGTGAACATAAGAGTGGTCATTCTTAGTTACGCCTGGCACAACAATCATATTGATATCCCACTCATCTGCATTTGATAATGCGTTGATGTGTTTCATATATGCTACTGAACCTGAAGAAGTAGAAGATGATAAGTTAAATCCTTGTGTATTTCCTGCAGTAATATCAGCTCCTTTATAAATTGGAGTTGCTGGGTTCATACCATCAAATCCTTCTTGGAATGCTACAACGAATTGTGCTGCTGAAGAACCTACTGATAAAGAACCACCATTTGCTACATCTAATCCAAATACTGCGTTTGAACCTACACTTGCTCCGTTTGGAATTGGTTTCATATAGATTTTGTTATCTACATTACCATCCAAATCGATACCACCAAATTGTGTTGCTGAAGAGGTTACAAATGTAACAACAGGAACATTAGCACTTACTGATGTAGATGCTGAAATTGGTAATTTGTATGCAGCGTGTCCGAATGGAACTGCCTGTACAGGAGCTGCGGTATTTAAGTTTGCTATTCTAATGTATTTAGATTGATTTACCCAATCGCCTGATGTTGTGATTTTACCATCGTTTGCAATAGATAATTTTCTATCACCAATTACTCTTGCAATATAGTTTGGAGAATTAGGGTCTAAGTTTACATTTGCGAATGTTTCTAATACACTCTTCTTTTTATTTGTATCTCCAAATGCTCTTACAGTTACAGTGAATGTACCATAATCAGTGCCATTTACTGAACCAGCTGCTTTAATATTTGAAATACCTATTTTAATTTTTGTGTTTGCTGCATTACCTGCTCCAATTGTTTCAAATTGGAAAAGGTCAAATCTTTGACCGCTAATTTGTTGTGATTGAATCATTGGTGTCAATGCCTCACAAGCATCAAATGTAAAGTCTTGGTCTCCTAAGATAGAAACAGTTACAGAACCAGATGCGTATGCGTTTTTAAAATACCCATATACATATGCTGCTCCAGCTCCAAGAGGATTAGTTCCTAATGTAGATTCTACATCATTTGTATCCGATGGATTTAATGAAATAGTTTCATCTACAATACTTGCTGTTACAGAGGATGTTGTTAAACCTGTTGTATTATTTGCATTTGTAGAAGCCAATATAGCGATTACTACGCCATCAGCTTGTGCTACGGCTGGATTGTATGCTTGATATCCACCTACACCAGCTACTCTACAAATAGTTGCAGTACCTGCTTCTCTCA